AGGCGGCGGTGGCGCTGTCGGCAAGCCAACAATACTTTCATCTTCCGCGAGATTGGGCAACCGTGCCTCTAGCCTGCTGCGGTCGCTGTACAATTTTTGCAGGCGTTGCTGCGTTCCAGCTTTTCCGCCGCGCTCCTTCTGCACTTTGGCTATTTTGTCATCAATGCTTTTGATCTGCGCACGGATATCTTGTTCATTGATCTCGCCAAAGAAATTGCGGACCTGTTGATAGGATTCGCCAATGGCAGATGCAACTTGCCCAATCAGATACGCCGCATCCGTCAACAGCGGCGTCAGATCGCCCAAGGCAACGGCAAACTGCGTGTTAATAATTTCAGACGCCAAGGAAAATTCTTCTTTAGCCGCCTTGGCCTTATCAACCATCTCCTTGTCCATAACGCCGCCGGCGTCTCTGATCTTAGTTGACAGCCGATCCAGTTCGGCTCCGTTGTTGGCAAAAACCTTCTGTAACAACGTGCTATCGGATGCAATTGCCTCAAGGTAGAAGGTCATATCAGCTTGCGATAGATTGGCTTTCTCCAATGCTTGTATGTACTTACCTAGCTTTTCCTCAGATGACAGTTTAGCAAAGGCGTCCGCTGTCAGGCCAACGGCTGGCGCTATATTCTCAAAAAAGTCGGCAAGCGGCCCCGCGCCGGTTTGCACAAAATCGCCGAACTTATCGTTCACGTCTTTGAGAATGTCCGCCATCTTTTCGGTGCTAACGCCGAATTGCTGCGCGGCGAACGCAACTTCCTGGAACCTCTCGACGCTGAGTCCCGCCACCGACGCTAAGTTTCCAAGTTCCGCCGCGGCGTTGATCATATTCGATATGGCGCGCGCGCCAAATGCTGCGGCAAGCAATGGCGCTAATCGCTTAGCCGCTGTGCCCAAGGCGGAGAATGATTTTCCGGTCTTTGACAGGTCTCTTTGTGACTTAGCGGCGAACCGCTCCACCCGCTTTTGGTTGTCCGCCATGGCCTTGGCGAACTGCTTATCCTTGGCGGTTAAGATGATGTTTAGTTCTTGAGCGGAAATTGCCACTTTTATCCGTACCTTTCCGCCAACGCCCTCGCATCAGCTAAGCTAGGCGCGTCGCTGCCAGGCTGTTTTGGGCTGTGCGCCTTCTGCCAACCATCGAATACTAGCCGAACATCACGCGGGATCATAGCCCGGATTTCGACGGGCTTTAGGCCGGCAACGATCCCGCTTCGGATGAGGGATCGGACGTTAAATCTGCCGTCGCCTTTCGAACCCGCTTTTTTTTTACAGTTGGCGTCTGATCCAGCGCATCAGGCATGAGAGCAATTCCCAACACCGCCTGGGCAATCTGGTAATAGCGGAGCAGCATCTCAGCGCCGCCCGCCTCGATGATCTTGTCAGCTTGCGCATCAGACTTGCCGCCACCGACCAATGCTAGCGCCAACAGGTCCTTTACCTCTTTCGACGTCGGTTTTTGCCCGCGCCCGAAGAAGCCATCCCATAGATCAAATATCCCGCGGTGCTGATCCTCAAAGCGCTCGATTTCGGCGCAGCGCAGCAAGAACACATGGGAGGCGCTGCCAACTATTTCGACAACGCCTCCGCGCGGGGCCTTAGCCGTGATCGTCATTATGCCGCCGTGAACGTCACCGCGCCATTAGACTCAAACGAGGCTGAGAACGTGACCGCGCCCTCCGTGTCACCGCCAAAGTCAAGCGATGTGACGCGGAATTCGCCGGCATACGTCCCAAAGTCCGGCACGACAACCTCAAAATTGGCGACCGGATCTGCCTGCATGGCAATGGTATTAAGCCGGCCTTCCTGAGCGCTTTCGTCCAGGAAAATGCCGTCACCAGACAAGCTGACCGACTTTAGACCGTTGAGACTTTGCGCCCAGAGCGCGCCACCCGGCGTGGCCGCGTCTGGCGTCGTCACGTCAATCGCGGTATTGTTAATGGTCAGACTTTTGCTGTTCATGCCGGCAAATGCCGTGAACGCCTCAGATCCAGAACCATCGCCGATTTTTAGCAGTAGAGAGCGGCCTAGTTGTTTTGCCATCGTCTCGATCCTTTCAATTTACGCGAGCGCCCACCTCGCAACCGGGCAGGACCGCTAGGCGGTTTCCATCAGCGCCGAAAACATGATTGTCGCGGTGTAGCCTCTGCCCGCAGCATCATCACGGTCGGCATAATATTGTTCGCAAATCAACTCGACCAGGGTGAACCCGGTCGGGCTTACAGCGGACTCTTGGCGATGCAACGCAGCCCGGATCGCCTCCGCGATGCGCGATGCCTCGACACGTCCGGTGGAACGCGAGTGAGCTACCAAAGTCAGAGCAACGTCGGCGCTGGTCGATCCATCCGTGTCGAACGTGTCGGCCACAATGTTGCCAAAACGGGCATATGGATAAACCGCATTTGCCGGCGGTTCGTCATATAGCCGGGTTGAAATCAAATCAGTCACGCCGCTATCAGTCAGCAGCGCAACCCGAACCGCTTTTTGCAGGGCCAAGGCAAATCCGTCGCTCATTTGAAGCCCGCCTCTTTTGCGGCCTTGCGGATCGCGCGCTTGATCCGATTGCGATGTTTGCGGCCAAGCAACGCTTGTGTGCGTTGCATAAACGGATGCGGCTCTGTCGTGCCGCGGTTCTTCAGGCCCGGGCGACCGGGCGCGCGGCGTGCGTTGGTATATCGCCGGCCAAACTCAATCGACAACGCCTTTGCTTGGCTTTCGCCGTCTGGAGGCGCGGCTTCTACTGAAGCCCGCAACGTATCGCTGCCAAAGTCGAATTTAGCATGAATGCCGCTACGTAGATCGCCGCTATCGACAGGCGCAAGAGTGCGAGCCCAGCGCACACCTTCAAGAGTCGAAGTGCGGATTGCATCGCCGATTAGCTTGCGCTGTGCACGCGGCAGAGTCTTAAACGATTTGATAACCGCGTTCGCGTGCACCCTCATGCTGCAACGCCCTTTTCTAGGAGCATCTCTAGAACTTCGCCCATAGCGTCAACTTGAGATATGGATCGGATCGCCCACACCGCATCACGCGCATAGACTCGGTCAGCAACCGTTATCGCTTTTGTCGTAGTATCGGCGCGAACTCGCATTGTCGCCGCCGCCACATCTTGCAGCGCGCCGCCTTCGATTGCTTCCTTGCCGAGACGCTCGCGAAAATCTGCGTGACGATAAGCGTGATCGGCCCAGGCTGCTGTTGTGTTCCCGTAGTCATCAGCAGACGATGCCATACGCTGGAAAGTCACACGGTCCCGAAATAGCCCGGCTCTAGCCATAGAACCGCTCCCGGTGCAGATTCAGCAAATCTTCAAAGCCGAACGGCAGCGTTTTGCTGTTCACGCCGATTAGTTCATTTTCGCGGTTTTCATACCAGTACGCCACCAGCATAAGCATGGCGTGGCGGATCGTGTCCGGAACGTCTGTCGGCGCATCGCCGTAGCCAATTACATATTCGATCTTGATAGCGTCTTGGCGGACTTGTGCCGTTGGCCAATTGTATCCGGTCTTTGGCTTTACCGTCTTATTGTAAGACAGGCCAAAAACATCATAATTCGCCAAAGTGTCAGTTTGCAGATCGCCGTTCGCGTCATAGTATTTGACCGCCGTCACTGACTGCACCGGGCCAAGCTGCAACGCCACCTCGCGTGGCGGCGTATGGCTCATCCATTGCGCCCATGTTTGCGTGATAAGCCCTTGGCCTAACATGCCGTTTGCGTCAACTGTGGCAATGCCGGCGTTAATTAGCCGATCTAAATAGATGTCCTCGTCATCATGCTCTATGCGTAACTGGGTTTTCACGTCTGCCAAATTGATAGGCAGCGCGGTAGGGCCGGTCACACGTTCGAGCAGATGCAAGTCGTTCATTTCGCTGCCTTACGCGTGGCTGTTTTTTTGGTGGCGGTTTCTACCGCCGCCGGCTCGTCAACGATCTCGCCAACGCCATTCTCAACCAGTCTGCGGACATAGTCGGCATCATCAACTTCGATGATATCGCCCGCATTGTGGCTAAAATTTATGCCAGCCATTGATGTCAACAGTTTGATTTTCATATCAGATCCCGTGAAGGTGGGTGAGAGCCGGAGCCCTCACCCGTTATCCCCAACCTTAAGCTGTGATCAGGTGCTTGATCGCGGCAGTGTTGGCCAGGACGCCGTCGAAACGGATAAGGCCAGCAATGCCCAGGTCGGGCCAGAATCGCTCGCGCACTACAGTCACGACCGGAGCGCCGACTTTCCGAACATAGAATTTCGAGAAGTCGCCGAAGATCATGACCTTTTGGCCAGTCGTCAGGCTCGCCATTGCCTGGTTCACGTAGTAGCGATAACCCAGGATCGAACCCGGCACGCCCACCTGATAGTTGCCCATCTGCCACAGGTAGTTGCCGTCGCCGTCTTTCAGCTTGCGGATAGCTGCCAGCGTGCTGTCGTTCAGCATGAAAGCCGCTTTCGGGCTGGACCGATAAGCCGGATCGACCGAGTGCAGCAGGTCGATGATCTCATCCGCGGTAATTGCCGTCGCCGAGGCGGCGGTTTTACCGAGGCTGGACCCGGTCACGATGCCCTGCACGTCAGACGAACCGCTGCCAGTGGTCAGCTTGCTGTTCGCGATCCGGCCCAGGCGCTCGCCCAAGAGAGATCCCAGGATCGGCTCCATGTTGAAGATGCTGTCCTGAGCGAGTTCGTAGGACCACTTCACCCACTCCGTATCAAACGCATACGCGCCAAGCTGCGCCTGGCCGAACGTCACGTCTTTGCCGCCGTCATCCGTGAGCGCGGTGCCCTCGGTGTGTGCAACCGCAGTCACGGCGGTATCATCGACCGTTGGAATGTTGAAGGTCGCGCCGGTGGACGTGTTCAGCGTGGTGCAAATGTCCTCGCTGTACATCGGGCCATAGGCGGCCATCGCCTGGTCGATGAAATTCGCCAGCTCGACCGGAACGGTGTAACCGCCCGCGGAGTTGGTGCCGGTGACCTGAATGCGGCTTTCCACATTCTGGACGCCCGCCCGCAGCACGCCGCACACTTCCGGGTCCAGCCCGTCAATGCCGCCGTTGCGGATCAGTTCATAAAATGCCTCGCGATAGGCAATCGCCTTGCCGGTATCGACGCCGCGGCCTTCGGCATTGGCCGGAACCGGGCGCTTGGAGATATCCACCTCTTTTGCGCGGGCTTCAACGGCCTCGACCTGCTCGTGGCGTTCCACCAGCTTCGAAAGCCGGTCATGTTCGGCCATGGCGGCGTCAAACTCGCGTTCGATTTCCGCGGCGCGCGCCTCGTCGGTGCTATCGGTAACTTCATTTAGCTTAGAGCGGGCTTCGGTCGCGATCCGCGCCATCTGCTCCCGCAGGGTCTTAATATCAGCCATCTAGGGCCTCCATCTAAGGGACTGGACGTCATCACGACGTTCACTCCGAGCCTTGCCCAAGGGCCGGGATAGGGCAGAAAGAGCGAGAGCCGCCCTTACATGGTCAGCAGTTCGCGCTTCATGCGCAGCCGCCGAATTGCCTGAGATTGCGCCTGACGTTCCGCCCGGAACAATTCCAGGCTGCGCAATCCAATCTCTGTGCCGTCATACGCTGGCGTTGTAACGATGCTCACATCGTGCAGCGCAACGTCTTCAATCGTGCGCTTCGGTATATCGCCGCTATCGTCCCAAGTTTGCCGCATCGGCACGAATGCAAACGACATCTTGTCCAGATCGCCGCGCTTCATTTTTGGAACCAGCGCCCGCACATCTGGATCAGTACTATCCAGCACCGTCTCCATATAGAGCCCGCGTTCATCCTCAGATAGCGATAGCGTGCCGGATCGCGTGCGAGCCAGTGGCAGCCCTGCATGGTTCACCAGAAACACCACATCATCGCCGCGCTCAATAGCGGCAGCAAACGCGCCCGGCGCGATCCGCTCAATAAATGCGCCGCCGATGCTCGTTTCCTCGTTGAACACGGCAGCATAACCGGCAACCCGCACCTCGCCATCGTCATCCGCGCGGATTTCCACCGGCTCCGATAGCGTCCTGATTTCACGCATTTCTGCCTCCGCCACTTCGGCCCTATCGTCGTCATTTTCCGCGGCCACGATGCGCCGCGCCCATGAATAGCTTGGATCGCCGCCCCACAACGCCCACGCGATGCGCCCATTGCTAGGGTAGCCATCCTCGCCAGGCCGAAAGCCCTCGGCCTCTTTATCGACCTGGTGTCGGTCAAAATAAGCCTTCATCCGGCGCACAGTAGCAATCGGCAGATCGCGGCCATTCGAGATATCACGTGCTCGCGCAATACCTACCGCAGTTCCGCCTCGGCCAAACTCGCGCCGCCATTCCAGCCCGCGTTCGGCTTCCCGGCGCATCGCGTCATTCGGAACCGGCATCGCTTACGCCTCCCTGCGTTGCGAGCGGCACGGTTGCGCCCTGGATCATGAGATCATCGCCGCCCGGAAGCGGCGGCATACTCTCGATTTTGCGAACCTCGTTCGGCGTGCGTATGCCGTTCTGAATAGCCGTCGCGTGCGCTTCCATGCGGGTCTTCAGATCGCCGCGC